GAATTTACTAGAGATAATAGAGGAAGACTTGCTTTAACGCCAGAAGGCGCACAAAAGTTCGGGATTGAAACAAATAAAAATGTAATCATTGATGAAAAAGGTTTTACCCGTCAGGATTTTTCCGACTTAACTGGAGTTGGAACAACCGTGGCAGGTGGTGTGGCAGGAGCCGTAGCAGGAACTTTAGTTGGTGGTCCAATAGGCGGAATCATAGGTGCGGGTTTAGGTGGCGCAGGTGGTAAGTCGGTAGAAGAAGCCACAGAAGCCTTACAGGGCGTACAAGCCCAAGAAGGTAAAGAAATAACAAAAGATATAGCTGTTGAAGGACTAATAGCTGCGGCAGGTGAAGGTATATTCGCAGGTTTAGGAAAAGCATTTCGTGTTGTCTCAGGCACAGGTGGAGTTGGTAAAGGACTTCCAGATGATAGAGTAAAAGATATTTTAGCAGCAGAAAAAAAAGGTTATTTACCATCTCTTGGCGCTATAGGCGCTCCTTCTCTTATTGCTCGACAACAGGCCATATCAGAAAAAGCTTTAGGAACATCTGCTAGACTTAGAAAAAACCATGAAAATATTATGAAAGATTTAGAGTGGTTAAAAAATGAAGCAGGTCAAGTTGACTTAGATGGTGCCGCACAAGTTCTAACGAGTGCTTCAAAAACAGGAAACAACAAATTAAAAACAATAGTTAAAGATCAAGAAGTTCGTCTTTTAAAACATATGGAAGAGATAGCTGACAATCTTGGTCGTGCTTCTCAAAGAGACAGTGCTATTACAGATGATTTATTTAAATCATTTCAAGAATCTTACAAAGCATTTGATGATTTAGTTGAAACCAAGTTTTTAAATATTAACAATGCTTTAGAAGATAGTGTTGGAGATAGTGCTATTTTTAAAACGAGAGGTATAGCTGATGATGCTGCAAGAGCCGCTCAAAAATTTGAAAACGCTGTTCCTGGGACAAACCCTGCTAGGGCAGGAGCGATTTTAAAAACAATATCTGAATTAGGTGATAAAGCATCTTTTGGTCAATTGTATTATGCAAGAAAAAGTTTGCGCGATGCGGGAATGTTTAACATTACATCTGATACCATCGGAAACGTAGTAGATGATTTTTTACCGCAAATTGATAATTTACTTGATTTAGCAGCAAAGGGAAGAAACAACTTTTTAAATAGAGCATTGCCAGGGGCAGAAAACCAAGCCAGTAGAAAGCTTCTTAGAGAAGCCGCTCGTGATTTAAGCAAAGCTCGTAATTTTTATAGAGAGGGCAATCAGCGTTTTGAAAAAGTAAGTGCCGCTATAAACAAGAAAGCATTAATTGACGTTGTAAGAAATGATACGCCTGCAAATGCACAGGAGATGATGAGATCTTTGATAAGAAAAAATAACCCTCAATTATTAAAAGATGCAAAAGAAGTTGTAGATGAATTTGCAGGTGCGGGAACATTTGACCCATTAAAACAAAGATTAGCGTCTTCATGGATAAGATCAACTTTACAAAAATCAGAAAATTCATCCACAGGAAAATTTTCAGGTTATAAATTTAAAGATGAATTAGATAAATTAGGATCTACAGCAGATGAATTATTTGGAGATGGTATTGGAGAAATAAGAAAATTTGCCGAACAATTGAGCGCCTTGTCTTTAAGAAATGTAGATCAGTCTGTAATAGACGATTTTGTTAAGGCGGGTGCCGATGATTCAGGAATAAATCTTTTAAAAAAATTATCTACAGCCCAAGATGATCTCGCTACGTTCAACCAAAATAATATAGCTAAAAAACTACGAAGTGGAAACATTACACCGACTGAAGCAGCAGAATTAATTTCAAGTAATTCTATGAGAGCAGAGGATATTGCATCTTTAAGAAGATTTTTTGATGACGATGCTGATGCTATAGGAAAAATTCGTGCTTACTACATGGATAATTTAATCGGTGATTTTCAATCAAACTTTTTAACTGATAGAACTCAATTTGCAAAGTTTGGAGAAAGGCTTACAAAAAATAAAGCAAAGATAGAGGTCATTTATGGAAAAGAAATGGCTAAAGAAATGGACGAGTTTGGTAGAATTATGAAACTACTTGGTGAATCTGCTAACGGCGGTGATCTTGTAGCGGCAAATATCGCAGCTAGTCCGTTAGAAAATTTAGGCACAATCGCAAGATTGAGTATTGTTGGTCAATTATTTTCATCACCTCGTTTTTACAAAGCATTCACTAGAAAGTATAAAAGATTATCTGAAGGTCAAGATGCAAGTTCTCGTGGTCAAATAGCAGGAGAGCTTTTGTCTGATGCTGTATCATCATTAATAGCGCAAGGAACAGCGCAATCTATTGACCAAGCAGTTGGGGAAACTGCGAAACAAGTATCATCAGTAATGCAAAACGCACAAAGACAGACCAAAACAACGCCACCTCCAACTCCAGTTCCTCAAGTATTACCGCCAATAGAAACTGGCTCTATAAACAAAACCCCAAACATTCGACAGAGAGCAAAAGAAAACCCCGCAATAGCATCAACACTCTTAGGGGGTCTTGGTAGCGCAGATCTTCTTTAGTCTTCTATAACCGCTGATATTCCCCCGACCATTGCTCTAGCAATTGGTGGTGTTATCTTTTTAAGACCCTGGCTTCTGTATTCTTCATCAACAAGCAAAGATAATTGCTGTGATATGTTTCGTCTTTCTTTGTTTGCGATCTGTACGATCTTCTCATAAGTGTCTACATTGACACCTATAGACTTGTATTTAGATGGTTTAGGCACTAGCATAACTCCCATAATGTTCTCGAAACCAACATATAATCCCAAACTAAAAAGGTCAAGACCCAAGTACGGCAACAAGAAAACTGTGGTTAATGGGATAAAGTTTGATTCTAAATGGGAATCACAAAGGTATCTTTATTTAAAATCTTTAGAAAAAGCAGGGCGAATCAAAAATCTTATTTTGCAACCCAAGTTTCTTATTACTGTGAACGGACAAAAGATTTGTGCATACATAGCAGATTTTGAATATGATAAAGAACATGCAAACGGTGAGTGGGAACATATTATCGAAGATGCAAAAGGTATGGAAACCCCTGAATTTAAACTAAAAAAGAAGCTTATGAAAGCTGTTCATAATATTGATATCTATCTTTCTAAAAAAAATAGTTGACATACATCCCATACTTTTCTAAGTTGAAATTTCTAGAACTAAAGAAAGTATTATTATGGACAGTATAAAGCTGCTCAGTGAAAGAGATGAACTTAAAGAGCATATTGATATGCTCAGGGGTGAACTCAAGGATCTTGAAGAGCAAATCAAAGACACTTTTTATACCCAGGCTCGTGATGCGTTACGAGCAGATGGTAAAGATTTTGGCACCACACACATGATTGCAGGTAATCAAAAGCTTAAAGCTAAGGTTACTAAAAAGGTCGTGTGGGATCAGAATGAATTAGGCTGTGTATTGGAGGCAATGGCTCCAGAAGACGCACAGCACTATGGGAAGCTTACGATTGCAGTTGATGAGCGTAAGTATACAGCAGCACCACCCGCTATCAAATCGTTACTTGAACCTTGCCGTAGCGTTGAAGTTGGTGGATTTACAGTAGAAGTGGATAATTAATATGAGTTTACAAATTATTTCTGCTGAACAGCGTCTTGCGGAAAAGCGTGGTCACAAGGTTGTGGTCTGCGGTGCAAGCGGTGTAGGCAAAACAACTTTGGCTAGAACATTAGAGCCACACTCGACACTATTTATGGATTTGGAAGCAGGGGATGCAGCAATCGAAGGATATGAGATTGATGTTATTCGTCCTCAAACATGGATAGATTGTCGTGACTTTGCTTGTTATTTAGGGGGGCCAAACCCTTCCTTGGCAGACGATCAACCATATAGTGGGGCACATTATGAGTATGTGTGTCAGCATTTTGGTGATCCAGAACAGACAATCAATAAGTATGAAACTCTGTTCATTGATTCGATTACGGTTGCAGGGCGATTGTGTTTTCAATGGTGTACGCAGCAACCAGATTCAAGGTCTGATAGAACAGGCAAACTTGATACTCGTGCAGCTTATGGTTTGCATGGGCGCGAAATGATGGGGTGGCTTACACAGCTACAACACATTCGTTCAAAGAATGTAATCTTTGTTGGGATTTTAGATGAAGTTACCGATGATTATGGACGCAAGCAATATGCGTTACAAATCGAAGGGTCTAAAACTGGCAGAGAATTACCAGGGATCGTAGATGAAGTGATCACGATGGCTGTTATGGCGGGAGACAACGGCCCATATCGTGCCTTCATCTGCGGTGCCTTAAATGAATGGGGCTATCCTGCAAAGGATCGTTCTGGTAGGCTTGATACACTTGAAGAGCCGCATCTTGGTAAACTATTAAATAAAATGAGTGTTGGAGCACCACAGGCGGAAAGGCCACTTAATTTTGTAGATCCAAACACTCAGCATTCTAGCGAAGGAGAATTAGAAAATGCTTAATCTAAATAATGCAAATGTATCAGATGCTCCACAAATGGAGCGAACATTAATTCCTGCGGGTACAGTATGTCGTGCAATTGTAAATGTTAAACTTGGTGACATGGAAATTCCAGAGTTTGGAACAGGTCAGTGGTTTAAGGCATCTCAAACATCTAAGGCAAAATGGATGGAGTTGGAGTTTACCGTCATTGGCGGTGAGCATGACAAACGTAAGTTTTGGGACAAAATCTTTGTCGATGGTGATAAGATGAGTCCAAACGGCATTCCAGTAACTAAAGAGATTGGTTTGTCCACTCTTAGAATGATTATTGAAAGTGCATTTAATATCGTTCCAACCGATACTTCAGCCGAAGCACAGGCTCGTAGACAGATCTCAGGGGTAAATGACTTGAATGGTATGGAGATTTGCGCTAAAGTTGGAATTGATAAAGGAACAAATGGATATGCGGATAAGAATAAGTTAACCGCAGCCATGACACCTAACCAAAAGGATTTTATCCCTTCTGGGCAAGCGCCAATGTCTCAGACACCTGCTTCAAGTCAGCAGATGGCGCAACCACAGCAACAGGCACAGCCCGTAGCTAGTGGTGCAGTACCAAGTTGGGCTAATCGCTAATCTAGCGGCACAGGTTTACTTCACCTGCTAGACCACCGAAGGGGAGCGGTGGGCCAAATACTCCCCCTCTTTTCTAGACAAATGGAGTCCCCAATATGTTACTGCGCCCCTATCAAGAGGCCGCTGTTAGTGATGCGTGTAAGGCATTAGATAAACACGGTAATACAATTGTTGTAGCACCTACTGGAGCAGGTAAGACAATTATGCTCTCCGCGCTCGTAGGTGAACGCTACAAAGACGGTAAAAAGATTTTGGTGATGCAGCACCGCGATGAGCTTGTAAATCAAAACAAGTCAAAGTTTGAGCGCATCAACCCATATATTACAACAAGCATTGTAAATGGCACAGTTAAGAATTGGGATGGTAATACAATCTTCTCAATGGTGCAGACAATCTCACGCGAGAAAAACCTAAGAGATCGCCCAAAATTTGATATGGTTGTTGTGGATGAAAGCCATCATGCAGCCGCCGATACATACCTAAAAGTTATTAACGCAGTTAAAAAAGACAACCCAAAGGCAGAGATTGTTGGCTTTACTGCAACACCGAATCGTGGCGATGGCAAAGGTCTACGCAGCGTTTTCAATAATTGCTCACATCAGATCGAAATCACAACATTAATTCGTGAAGGATTTTTGGTTTCACCTAAAACATATGTCATTGATTGTGGCGTAAAGGATCAGCTTAGTGGTGTAAGCCGCAAAGGTAATGACTTTGACATGGATGAAGTCGAAGCGATTATGAATCGCAAGGTTATTAACGAGGCTGTTGTTGATAATTGGATTGAAAAAGCAGGAGATCGGAAAACCGTTGTGTTCTGTAGCACAATTAAACATGCAGAAGATCTTTTATTAGAGTTTTTAGATGCTGATATTAACGCTGAAATGGTTACAGGTGAAACTCCAAAGTCAGATAGGGCTAAGATCTTACATGACTTAACCTATGGCGAATTACGAGTTGTGGTCAACGTAGCAGTCCTTACAGAGGGTTTTGATGCACCTCCGCTGTCTTGTATTGTTTTAACAAGACCGTGCTCACAGAAAGGCACAATGGTTCAGATGATTGGTCGTGGTTTACGCACGATTGATCCAGAAGAGTTCCCTGGCATTGTCAAAACAGATTGTGTGGTTCTCGATTTCGGCACGAGTGTTCTTACACATGGATCTCTTGAGGACTCAGTTAATCTTGATGATCGTGAGAAAGGTGAAGCACCTATTAAGAAATGTCCTAGTTGCGAAGCAGAAGTACCTATGGGCACAAAGATTTGTCCGTTTTGCGAACATGAGTTTCTCTCAGAGCAAGAAGAAAAAGAAGAATTAAGTGATATTCAAATGACTGAATATGACTTAATGAAAATGTCACCCTTCCGTTGGATTGATTTGTTTGGTGATGGCAGCTTGCGTATGGCGATGGGGTTTGAAGGATTTGTTGGTGTGGCTAACACATCAGGGTTGTCTATCTCTTTTGGTAAGACAAAAAGTGGGAGAGTGCAGCTTAAAGTCCTTGCCGTAGGCGGTAGCGCACAGGCTACAGCAGCCGCAGATGATTTCTTGCGTGAGATAGAAGATGGCAGTGCCGCCAAGAAAACAAAGAGATGGTTAGATCAGAGAGCCACAGAGAAACAAATTGAGCATTTACGCAAGCAAGGTATTGAAGTTGGTTTAATGGACTTCTCATGGACTAAATACAGAGCCGCTTGCATGCTTAATTTTATGTGGAATAAAACAGTAATTGAACAAGCAGTGGAGAAATACCTATGGTGAAAAAACTTACTTTAAAAGAGTTTGAAAAACTTAAAGAAGAGAAAAGAAAAAAATATAAAGAAATAGGGCTTATAGATTTTGAAGAGAAACGCGCAGAAAAAATGTGGGACGATCCAAACTCAGACGTAAACGAAATTCCATCTTGGCACTACACATGGGATAAAAAGTTGAAATGTTTTGTTATATTTGTGGATGAGGATGAGTTTGAATGAAAAACGTGGAAACAAGATGGGCAGTTTATGATGATGGTTTAAGAGTTTGGGACAATGGCAAACTTATTGCAGTTCTTCCAACATCTGATTTTAAATACATTTTGTCTGATTTGGCGTTATGGTTAAGACATAACGATAAAGAGGGGCAAGAGGATGGCTAGGTTTGAACTCGTTTTATCATTAGCCAAGCGTAATGATGATAACGAATTATATACAGAAGAAACTGAATATGTGTGCTTTTGTAAAAACCTCAAAGATTTAGAGGAAATCACAGATACAGCAAACGAAGTTATTAAAGAAGAAATAGGCGAATCAGAGGAAGGCGAAGTTTTGTTCGGGTCAGCAGATGTTATTATAAACAATCTTACAGTTCTTATGCTGCAATACACGAATAGCGAACTTCCAAGAGATGAAATGGATGAAATAATTGATTTATTAACAGAACCACAAGGAGCAATGCATTGATAGAAGAAAGAAAGCCAGTAGAAGAATTGGCGTTTATATTAGAAAAATTCGGATGGGACACCAAGTTTTGTGACCTAACAGAAGATCAAGTCTACACACTTATATTCGGATTACAGGCAGCAAAAGATATATCATCGGAGATTGAAATTGGGAAGCTCGAAGAAAATTACTTTAAGTCAACGGGCACTTGGCCCCCTACAAGTATCCCGTTCTGATCCTGTAATAGAGTCTATAGCAAAAGCTGTAGACCGAGGAATTGTTCGGCTTAATGAGCGAAGAGAGCGGCGGAAGTACCTGGGAGCGTCAAGTATTGGCGATGAGTGCAGCCGTAAAATTCAGTATCGTTACCTAAATTACCCTCAAGATGAGAACTCTGGCTTTAGCGCACAGACATTACGCATCTTTGAGTTCGGTCACGGGATCGAAGACTATGCAGCCAAATGGATAAAGGATGCAGGCTTTGATCTTAGAACAGAGGATAAGATGGGAGAACAGTTTGGATTCTCAATCGCTGATGATGAAATCAAAGGACATATAGATGGAGTTATCTGTGATGGTCCTGTTGATATGGGCTATCCATCTTTGTGGGAAAACAAGTCAGCAAAAGATAGTAAATGGAAAGCTTTTCAACGCATGGGCGTGGCAAAAGCCAACCCCACATATGCAACGCAGATCGCTCTATATCAGGCTTATATGGATCTAACAGAATGCCCTGCATTGTTTACAGTCGTGAATAAAAATACGTCTGAAATATACTACGAATTAGTTCCTTTTGATAAGGAGTTGGCACAGGCAGCAAGTGATAAAGCGGTAAATATCTTGACTGCATCAAAAGCAGGTGACATTCTACCTCGCATAGCTCAGAGCAAAGATTTTTATCTTTGCAAGTTTTGTGAGTTTAGGGAGACTTGTTGGAAAGACGAATATAATTAGGGGTCAGCACCGTGTAAATGCTAACCCCTGAAGTGGTAAATATGAGTATGAGGACAATATAATGTCATTAAGAGTAGTTGGCAATACAATATATGGTAGCAATCAAAAAGATTTAGTCGCTGAGATTACGGAGAAAGTTCCTTCATATGTACAGATCGAAGCACTAAAGAATGCCTACCCAAACGGAAGAGTTGTTCGGAATGAGTTCTATCTTGGCTCATTGTCAGGTGAGGCAGGGCAATCTCTTAAAATAAACATTGATCCGTCAAGCCCAAACTTTATGCGCGGCATGGATTTCAATAGTGGTGACGGGATTGGGGGCATATCCAAGATTCTAATGGAGGCTTACAGGTGGAAGATCACCGATGTAGCCGAACATTTCTCCACATTCTTAGATCGTCCCCAGGCAGAAGCGCCAATTAATCCGATTAACCCGAACAAGTTACAGCAGCCCCAGGAAGAACAACCCGAACAAGTCAGACAAAAGCGGGTAATTGATATCAATACACCGCACGATGGTGAGTATTTCTATCTATCAACTGATGGAGAAGTTCTTGTAACGGTACGAAGATATATCGAAAGAGATCCAACGGGTGAAATTGTTCGGGATACGGACGGGAATACGAAGAAAGAGTTCCGCCAGTTTCCACGT